ATTACCCAAGAAGCGCACAAGACCTCGTTGCTTTCTGTGCAAGAGTATCGAATCCATCCAATCAGTTCAATACAAAAACCTCAGAAAAACTACTCGCATACCTTATCGAACACAAACACTGGTCACCCTTTGAAATGGTCTCCGCATGCCTTGAAATCACCACCACAAGAGACATTGCAAGACAAATGCTCAGACACCGAAGTTTCGCATTTCAAGAATTCAGCCAGCGATATGCTGACCCTGTTAAAGAACTCGATTTTGTTCTTAGAGAAGCAAGGTATCAAGACGCCAATAACAGACAAAATTCTATAGAATTGCCTCCAACATTAGAAGGCGCAAACCTTCAAGAGAAATGGGAATGGGCCCAAAAGAGAGTTATACATGAAGCGAGGGCAGCATACGAATGGGCCATTAAAAATGGTATTGCAAAAGAAGTTGCACGGTCCGTATTGCCTGAAGGTAACACAATCAGTAAGATGTATATGAATGGTACACTTCGGTCATGGATACATTATGTAGAACTTAGGTCAGCAAACGGTACACAAAAAGAACACATGCAAATCGCATTAGCATGTGCAGAAATTATATCAAAAGTTTTTCCAATCATTAAAACACTATAAGAAGAAGAGGTCGTATGGCAGATATTGTTCACGGCATTAGGGTAGATTTCTCTAGAGATTCCTTATTTGATGAGTTAGGCATCAAACGATTAGAAGAAAGTTATATGCGAGAAGATGAAAAGTCTCCACAAGAAAGGTTTGCATATGTTTCAAAGATTTTTGGTAGCAATGAAGAACATTCGCAAAGATTATATGAGTATAGTTCTAAGCATTGGCTCAGTTACAGTACTCCTATTCTTTCTTTTGGTAGATCCAAAAGAGGTCTTCCTATCTCTTGTTTTTTACCTTATCTTGATGATTCTGCTGAAGGTCTCGTCAACACGTTATCGGAAGTAAACTGGTTATCTATGTTAGGAGGTGGAATTGGCCTTGGTATTGGTATTAGGTCCGCTGATGATAAGTCTACTGGCATTATGCCTCACCTTAGGACTTATGATGCTTCGTCACTTGCTTACAGACAAGGGCGTACTCGCAGAGGTTCTTACGCTGCTTATTTGGATGTTAGTCATCCTGATATTCTCATGTTTCTTGATATCAGGAAGCCTACTGGTGATCCTAACATGAGAGCATTGAATCTTCACCATGGTGTAAATATTACAAATACATTCATGCGTATCATAGAATCATGCATGTTAAATCCAGATGCAAATGATGATTGGCCTTTGATTGATCCACATGACAACACCGTTCGTGAGATTGTATCGGCTAAAGAATTATGGCAGAAAATTCTAGAACTTAGAATGCAAACAGGTGAACCTTATATTCATTTCATTGATACAAGCAATGAAACAATGCCTGATTTTCAAAAGAAATTAGGTCTATCAATCAAACAATCTAATCTATGTAGCGAAATTATATTACCAACTGATAAAGATCGTACTGCGGTATGTTGTTTATCTTCAGTGAATTTGGAGTACTATGATGATTGGAAAAATGCCAGACTTTTTCTTCGGGACGTTGCGGAGATGCTTGATAACGTTCTTCAGTATTTCATTGATCATGCTCCTGACAGCATTTCAAGAGCAGTCTATTCCGCTAGCCGTGAACGGTCTATTGGTGTTGGTGCTCTCGGTTTTCATGCTTACCTCCAAAAGATACAAGTCCCGTTTGAATCTGCGCTAGCAGTAAGCAAAAACAAACAAATGTTTAAACATATTCGTGAAGGATTAGATCATGCAAATATCGAACTCGGAAAAGAAAGAGGCGAGGCTCCTGATGCTACAGGTACAGGTAAGCGTTTTAGCCACATGCTTGCTATTGCTCCTAATGCTTCAAGTTCCATTATTATGGGCAATACTAGCCCCTCCATTGAGCCTTATCGTGCTAATGCTTATAGACAAGACACTCTTTCGGGTGCTTTTCTAAACAAGAATAAGTGGTTAGATAAAATTATTATGGAGAAATGTAATGGCGACTCTAAATTGGATCACAACGAAATCTGGTCAAGTATTATCGCAAACGATGGAAGTGTTCAACATCTTGAATTCCTTGATGATTGGACAAAAGATGTTTTCAAAACTTCAATGGAAATTGACCAAAGATGGATTGTACAGCATGCCGCTGATCGCCAATCCTATATTGATCAAGCGCAAAGTCTCAATCTCTTTTTCAGACCAGACTCAAACATCAAGTACATACATGCGGTACACTTTATGGCATGGAAGCAAGGACTCAAAACGCTTTACTACTGCCGCAGCGAGAAGATTTCGAAAGCTGATAAAGTCTCTAAAAAAGTAGAACGGAAAGTTATTGAAGAATTGGATATGAAAGCATTGGCAACCGAAGATGTTTGTTTAGCGTGTGAGGGTTAATTATGTCTTTTTTAGTCGCAAACTTACCACCCATTCACTGTTATGTACGAAAAGAATTCCTTTATGATTTTGAAAAAGGTTATGGTGAATTTGAGCCGTGTATTTGGATCAGTCTGAAGTCTATTCGTGGTCAAGCATTTCGCATAGAAGCATATCTACCAAATTATGGCGCACTATATGATAAGTTACCTTTGAATGCCTTTGTTTCCACAAATGATTTAAATTTTTTAGATAAACCTGAAGATATGCTTCCATTAGATCACTTGCAAATATGGGACTGTTTCAGTTATAATATGACAGTTATTCAAAAGTCATTTTTGAAGAATTTATCTGGAAAGTTCTTGGGTAAAAATAATGTATGGTACTATGGCAACTATATGTTTACTGTAGATCATGCTTCACCCGATTCCAATATTATTGATACAACATATAGTGAATGGCCAGAAGACCATAAATCATTCAACTTCTTTGAATTGAAAAATGGCATGTATGCAGCACAACCAAATAATCGCTGTATCTTTTTTGATGCAGCATCTAATCCTAAAGAGTTATTGTTTCCTGATTTTAAAGTATGTACAAAATTGTATAGAGTTGAGACAAATCCTAAATGGGCTTTAGGCGACACAAACGCAGTTATGTACGGAGATAAAGTAGAATGATGGGTAGATAAGTATTGGTTTCATTCTGAAGTTTTGTGAATTATAAATAATAGTAAGGAGAACACTATGACACCATACTATTATGTAATCAAACACAAACCTTCAGGTAAACTATATGCCGGGTCTCAATATGGCAAAAATAGTAATCCAGAAAATTTATTAAAAACATATTTTACATCATCTAAACTTGTGAAAGAATTGATTGAAAAAGATGGCGTAGAATCATTTGAGATAGAATATATTGATTGTAGGCCTGATGCAAGAGAGTATGAACAAAAATTTTTAATGGAACAATATAAAAAACACGGTCGTCAAAAATTTTTAGATTTGTATTTAAATCGTAATCTATCACCGGGCATTTTGTTGAGTGAAGAAATTATTGAGAAAGCAAACAAAAAAAGAAGAATTAGCAATTCAATATCAGCAAAAAAATTATTAGAAGAGGGTCGCCACAATTTTCAATTAAATCCTAATCCAAGTTATAAAGAAGAAAATAAGAAAAAAACTTCTAAAAGAATGAAAGGTAATAATTATGGTTCGTTAAGAAATATGAACGTTGAATTAAAACAAAAATTAGCTGAAAAATCAAAAGGTAATACAAATGTTAGAGGTACAAAGTGGTGGACCAATGGTTTAGTAAACAAAAGAAGTAGAGAATGTCCTGGCGAAGAATTTGAATTAGGAACAACTAAAGGAATATAAATGGTAAAGAAAAAATATAAGTTAACGGATGAAAGAAGTTATTTCAAACCTTTCACATATCCTTGGGCTTACGAGTATTGGCTAAAGCACGAGCAAGCACATTGGTTACACACAGAATGTCCTATGATTGAAGACGTAAAAGATTGGAAGAACAAACTCACTGATGACGAAAAGAAATTTCTTACACATATCTTCCGATTCTTTACACAAGGCGATATTGACGTTGCTGGCGGTTACGTAAAAAATTATCTACCATATTTTCCGCAACCAGAAATTCGCATGATGTTAGCAGGCTTTGCTGGTCGTGAAGCGTTACACATTGCAGCATATTCGCATTTGATTGAATCATTAGGTATGCCAGAAACAACATACTCTGAATTCAATGCATATGCGGAGATGCGTGAAAAGCATGATTACATTATGACATTAAGTTCACAGAATAGTACCAAACAATCTACTGCTGAACACATTGCAGCATTCTCAGCATTCACTGAAGGTATGCAGTTGTTTAGCTCATTTATTATGTTATTGAATTTTCCAAGACACGGTAAGATGAAAGGCATGGGTCAGATTGTTACATGGTCAATTGTTGATGAAACAATGCACGCCGAAGCAATGATTAAGTTATTCCGTACATACATAGAAGAAAACAGAGAGATATGGAATGACGATCTTAAATCTAGAATTTATACCATTGCAACTAAGATGGTTGATTTGGAAGATAAGTTTATTGATTTGGCATTTGGCATGGTACGTGTGGCTGACTTGGACGCTGCTGACGTTAAACAGTATATCCGCTATATTACTGACCGTCGCCTTATTAGCTTGGGTCTTAAAGGAATCATGAAAGTCAAAAAGAATCCTCTGCCCTGGGTTGAAGAAATGATTAATGCACCAACACATACCAACTTCTTTGAGAACCGTGCAACCGATTACGCAAAAGGTGCTCTCAGTGGTAATTGGGATGAAGTATGGGCAAGGGCTGCGTAAAAGGAGAGAGTTATGCCGATGTATAAGTTTTATTGTAGTGTAGGATGCGAAAGTGATGGTGAGATATACATGGACGATGAGCCTGCATTCTGCCCATCATGTGGTATAAGATTTGATACAGATGATGTCAGCGAAGGCGAAGATGATGATTGGGACGATGATCCTGAAAATTGGGATGAAGACGAAGGAGAACCTTGGAATAAAAGATGATTGCTGGTTTAGATTATTCCATGACAAGCCCCGCAATATGCTTGTCAAATTTTGATTTTAAATATGAAAATTGTATCTTTTCATATCTAACCACATCTAAAAAATATGATGTTCAATTTGATAACATTAAAGGTAAACATTTAGATTATTCACATTCCATTCAGCGTTATGATTTGATATCAGTTTACTTTTTAGATATGATGCTTGACTACGGTGTCCAAACATGTTATATTGAAGGATACTCTATGGGATCAAAGGGGCGTGTGTTTGACATAGCAGAGAATACTGGTATATTTAAACACAGTGCATGGAGATTTGGTATTGATGTGATTACTGTAGCACCAACAGCAATCAAAAAGTTTGCAACTGGTAAAGGTAATGCAAACAAAGAAAAAATGCAAGAGTCGTTTATTCATGAAACTGGTATAAATTTGAAAGAAAAATTGAACATGACAGAAAAACAATGGAATCCATCTTCAGACATAATTGATGCATACTATGTTTGTAAGTATGCTATACATGAGGAAAACAAGAATGCCTGAAAAAATATTTGACTTATTAGACATTAGTAAAGATTCAAAATTTAATTCTAAACCATTAGCGCATCTTCACACATATTATCTTTCTGGTGAGATTAAAGAACCTGAACACTATGTAGATGTATTTGATAGCATAAGAAATGCAAGCGAAACTGACATCATTCGGATTCATATCAACTCTTCAGGTGGCCATTTATTTACTGCTATTCAATTCATGCGTATTATGGCAGAATGTCAAGCGCAAATCATTTGTTCAGTAGAAGGTGCTTGCATGTCTGCTGCAACTATGATATTCTTATCAGGTACGGGCTTTGAAATCTCGGAACATTCAATGTTTATGTTTCATAACTATTCAAGCATTGTTGTAGGTAAAGGTGGTGAAATGTATGATAACATTCTCCATGAAAGAAAATGGTCAGATAGAATCATGCGTAAAGTCTATGATGGATTTTTGACTGAAGAAGAAATCAAAGCCATTCTAAACAATAAAGACATATGGATGGACGGTGAAGAAGTTATGAAACGATTGAAAGCAAAGCAACTTAAGAAAATGGAAAAGCCGGCAGCAAAGAAACCTGCTGCGAAGAAAGCGAGTAAAGATAATGGAACAAAGTCTAAAAAGTAATGGACTATTTGTTGTATCATCAGCCATTCATACTAAGCACGGTGTATACAATGCCGAAGAAAGATTAGACCAACTCATTAAAACTTGTGAATCAATTCATGAGAGAACAACATGTGACATTGTTGTGGTTGATGGCGGTGAAAGATTTCTTTCGGTAGAAGAACAGACGAAACTTCAGCCTATTGTAAGTCATTTTTATAGTTATTATGACACACCTCTTGTCAAAGAAATGCAAAGTATTAAAATTCAAGACATTGTAAAAAATGTCATTGAAGTTTTTATGTTTGGATCATTCTTTCATAGTGAAATTGCTAGGATTAAAAATTACGGAAGAGTCTTTAAGATGAGTGGTAGATATACATTGACAAATGAATTTGATTATAATTTTCATCTCAATCAAAGAAATCACATTGTCATTCGTGGACCATACACATCACAATTTCCATCTGAAATGACAGGCGGTATCAGTCTTCAGTATATGAGTAGATTATGGAGTTTTGACGCTGCGTTGATTGAATATATGTCTGAAGTTTATAAGCATATGTTAAAAAATATGATAAATGTAATCAACGATGGAGGTTATATTGACATTGAGCATTCACTGTTCAAATTTCTAGATCCTAAACTAGTTATCAATCCACAAAAAATTGGTGTGATTGGAAATCTAGCACCAAACGGAGCAACTGTATCAGAATGAATCCAACACTATACCAAATATGCTTTGAGAAGGATCAAATATCACAAGTCAAAGCACCAATGATACCATTTGACAATACATCAAATGAACACCCTGAACTCAGAGAGTATCATTCATTCAAAAAAATCATTGATGGCCAACATGCAACTGAACTCTATGGTGTCTTTGGTCCACGTGCTGAAGAAAAATTGAGATATAGTGGAAAAGAAATCTACGACGAGATTGTTGCAAATCCAAGCAAAGATTTTTATCTATTCAATCATGCTAGAATTCAGAGCGTTGTATTTTTAAATGTCTGGGAGCAAGGTGAATACTTTCATCCAGGCATCAAAAAGATTATGCGATATGTACTAGATAAAAATGGTTATGATTATACAGTGATAGATTCTATCATGACTGAACAGCATATGTGTTTCTGTAGTTATTTCGTAGCAACAAAGACCGCATGGATTGAATACATGAGATTCGTTGATGATATTAAGCATACACTCAATGCATTACCAGATGAACTTGCGACAATCTATCACGGCAGCGCAAACTATGCAAGAGACTCCTCTTTAGGCATGTTTCCATTTATTGTTGAGAGATTGCTCTCCACATATCTTAAATTAAATCCTTATAACGTTCATGTAAAGCCGTATAATTATTCTCTGTACACTGAAGATTCTAGATTTATTAACCATTTCAATACACTACATAGATTGAAAGAGTCAGGTGTTTCTGACATAGACTCTTTTGACTCATGGCACTATCTAAGGAACGAAACTTTGGTTAAATATCCACAATTACTTCATTTGGATTAATATGAGAAATTCTGGTAGAGGTATGTTTTTCATCCTTCTAATCTTAGCAAGTATCATTTCAACAACACAAGTCTTGACAGTAGAGGCTTTCCATGATAAAGTACAGAGTGTAGCAAATGCATCAGCCATTTCACGACGATGAATTTTTAAAAAATCTTGACACACTATCTCAAAATGAATTAAGATTGATGTGGGTAAATTTAAGTTTAAAATTACTTGAAGAGATTGATGTAATGGTAGAAATTGATGGTGTAAAAGAAGCAGCAGATTATTTAAATAGATTTTTTGAATAAGCCCCTTTAGCTCATGGTTAGGAGAGCAACGGTCTCATAAACCGCTGGTGCCAGGTGCGACCCCTGGAGGGGGTACCAAATACTTTATGGAGTTAACATGTCTAAAGATACTGAATTTGTTTTAGTTGAAACTGTGTCAATGTTTAGAATGCGTTATATGATTGAAGTTCCGAGAGGTAAACCAGAATATGCTCTACAAGATGTAGCAATGGAAGAAGCCAAAGAATTCAGTCAGATACACTTAGGTGAAACAGTTGTAAGTCACAGAAAAGTTAAATCAAAAAAGATTCTTGAAATGATTGACAATGATAACGATTATTGCAAATCTTGGTCACCAGAGAAAAAACTTCAAGCGTTCGTGAATTTTATGGAGACTAAAAATGAACAAACTAACTGAATTTAAAATGGGTGACGTTGAAGATCCGCATCTTTATGCACAGTTACACATACAAAAGTTAAAGGGCGATGGTACAATACCAGATTTTGATACATACAATATCTATTACAAACTCAGTGCGTCAGACTATCATTGGCACGTAGATGTTTTTCAAGAGGAGAAAGAAAATGCATGTAACATTGGATGAACTTAAAAGAGCAGTATCACTAATGGAATGTTTGAATGAGCGAGATGGTCAACTTATTCTTTGCCAAGAATGGCCACATGATGACAAATTAATTCTTGTTTTAAACGTTGACCATCAAGGTATCGCTGGTGAATTGCATGTAAGATTATTTGATGAGGTTGAAGATGGCGTGGATACCGATCCAGAACTTCATGCAGTCTGATTTATTTGATAATCCAGATAATGCATGTAATGTAAAATACATAGACACCCCGATTCAGGGTCATTTAGTACAAGCATCTATTACGATAGCTGATGAAAAAATTCAATCTCTATTATTAGATGATGGAAAAATGACTATTAAAAAACAATTAGTACATATGCTTGCTGAAGCATTGCTTGATAAAAGAATGGTTGCATTTACAAAAATAGATGATCCTGTGCATCTAACTACAACTTTTTATGCAAGAGGATTTTTAGTGTCGGATGATAAAGTTAAACTAATTAGGACATTAGTAAAATGAAAGTTTATATCGGTCCATATAAAAACTGGTTTGGACCATACCAACTCGCAGAACTTCTTTGCTTTTGGGTAAAGAATGAAAAAGATGAGGATGGTATAGAAAGAAAACCAGACTGGGTCCACAACTTTGGTGAATGGTTAGCATACGGCAATGTAAAAGCACCTGAGACTTTTAGTTTAGGTAAAGATCCTCGTAAGCAAACATTACTCTATAGATTCCTTTCATGGATTGAGAGTAAGCGTAAACAAAGAATCTATATTAAAATTGATAGACATGATACCTGGAGCATGGACAGCACATTAGCATTAATCATTCTTCCTATGCTCAAGCAACTTCACGCAACAAAGCATGGTGCACCTAATGTAGACGATGAAGATGTGCCAGAAGAATTGCGGTCCACTTCAGCAGAGCCAAAAGAGAATGAATGGGACATTGATTCAAATCATTTCAAAAGATGGGATTGGGTCATGGATGAAATGATATGGGCTTTTGAACAGTTGAATGATGACAATCATGACAATAAATTTTATACTGGTGAGTATGACTTAAGATCCGAACCATGCGAATGGGATGCAAATGGTAAGCCTAAGTTATACAAAATGGTAGAAGGTCCTAATCATACCGCTGTATTTGATGTAGAAGGTAGCAAAAAGCACGAAGAAAGAATTCAACGTGGCCTTGTTTTCTTTGGAAAATACTATAGAAGCCTATGGGACTAATTATAAATACTCTTCGTAATCACAATACGAGGAGTATTTTATGGAATTCTTTACCGAAGATAGAGTAAAATCACTCATTCCAAGAGTTAAAAACTTTGACGAATGGTACGCAAACTTACTTGAGATTCTTCCACTCTACGAAATAGATTCACCATCAAGAGTTGCAGCATTCATGGCACAATGCGGTCATGAATCAGGTGGATTTACAGTCATGCAAGAAAATCTAAATTACTCCGCAGATGGGCTAAGAAAGATTTTTGGCAAGTATTTTCCTTCAGTAGAGTTAGCTAATCAATATGCAAGAAAGCCACAAATGATTGCAAATCGTGTCTATGCAAATCGCATGGGCAACGGATCAGAATCATCAGGTGATGGTTGGAATTATCGTGGGCGTGGTATCATTCAAATCACTGGCAAAAATAATTATACCAGATGCTCTCATTCTATGTTTGAAGACAATCTATTGATTGAACAACCAGATTTATTGCTTGATACATACTATGCCATTCATTCAGCATGTTGGTTCTGGACTGCTACAAGATTGAATGAGTTGTCTGATGCTGGTAATATAAAGATGATGACAAAACGCATCAACGGTGGATTTATTGGTTTAGAAGATAGAATTAAACACTACAATCATGCTTGTCATGTTTTAAATGGATAAAAGGAGATATCATGCTTAAATGGTTAAGAAATTTATTTGTGGGTGAAAAGGATGTTGCATCAACACCTGAGACTGTGACACCAGTGCCAAGTGTATCACAGGAAAAAGTTGAGCAAATCAATCGTGAGACTGAAAAGATTTTGGAAGAAGTGAAAGCTGAAAATGAAAAGAAGGCTGAAGAAGTGCCAAAACAAGAATGGAAAGATTGGCCTAAGACTGAAAAGCCAGGCATTCAGAAAAAAGCTAAACCAAAACCACAATCAACTACTGCTACAAAATCTAAAGTGATTAAAGCTAGAGCGAAGCCTAAACCTAAAGTCTAATCTTCCCTGGTGTAGTTAAGAACATTACCTACACCATATTGTGCTTCGCCTAGCATCTTAGCCGCATAATCATTATCAGCCCATACATACGTGTGAGTTGTTTGATATTCATTGATACGAATCCATAATTTATATCGGTACATTATCTACAATATCTTTCTCTAATAATTGTACCGTTAGGTTGCATTACTTCTTTCCATTCAGTGCAATTTAAATAAGTTTCGGTTGGTTGTAAAGGTTGCTGAACAATCATTGGTGCTGGCTGCACAATCGTCGGTTGTGCTAAAGCATAACCAATTGCACCACCTATGATTACTGGTGCAATCCATCTTCCAGCATGAGAATGATTCCAATGATTTCCATGATGATATCCGTGATGATGTCTATGATGATGTGCTGGGCCCGCAAATGCTGGAGCCGAGAATACCATTAGTAGTAAACTGAGTAAGATATTTTTCATTTGACATTCCTTGCATAAGTACATATGGAGTATAACATAACATTATAGAATAAGCAACATACAAATCGATTAAGTCATCCATGGTAGCCACATCCATAAGGCTTGGCTTACCAATAATGCACCTAATGCGCCAACTGCTGTGCTAATATAAAACATAGGCATACTCACAGCAAGAATACTTGCAGTTAATAGAACGATTGCAATCTGAAGAATACTACCGCTCCAGGTAAACCACGGAGACTTCAACTTTGCAGCATCACGTTCAGCCTCAAGCGTCTTTGCTTTTTCCATAATATCTTTCTTGTCCGCATCCATTCTAGCTTTTTCTGCTAAGAATTTTTCTTTATTTTCAGGCTTAGTTGTTTCTTGTGCGTTAATTTCATAAAGGACACCACGAACATTCTTTGCTTGATACCATGCCCACATATTGTTTGCTTGAATGGTATTGTTCTGAATCTTGCTACTATTACTGCCACCAAACATGGTATTGATTGCTAAAAGTGCTGCTAAGAAAACAATAACAAACCCGGCTTTGTCTTTAATTGCTGCTTCACGTTCACTGCGTGACGGTGCTTTTTTCTCTTCTGCCATGGTAATCTCCTTAGAAAATACTGTATTATTTATAAATAATTCTATGGACACAAAACTTGTAACGATAATTTGTTCCGATGTCATTGGCTATAGCCGTCTTATGCAAGCTGATGAGATAGGAACACTCAAAAAACTGGACGCATGCCGTGCAATCATTGACGTTCTAATTGGCGAAAACAAAGGGCGTTTGTTCAATACTGGCGGTGATAATGTTTTGATTGAATTTTCAAGTGCTGTTGATGCTGTAAAATTTAGTATGGCTATGCAAACCAAAATGAGCCAATTAAACAATGGTCTCCGCTGGCGCATTGGCATGCATATGGGCGAAGTTTGGATTTATGGTACCAATCTTATGGGCGATGCTGTTAATCTAGCAGCAAGAACTGAAAGTCTTGCTGACTATGGTGGTATTACCATGACTGATACAGTTTATAGACTTGTCGCCGGTAAAATGCGTGATTTAAAATTTATCAGTAGAGGCGTCCAAGAATTCAAAAATGTTGCGCCCATGGAAATATGGAGTGTAGAATTTCCTGGTGCTGAACCAAATCCACATTTATCTAAAGCACCTAAGCAACAAAACATACCAACAAAATCACATAAAGAATTGATAGCAGCAGTTATGAATGATTCTTCAGCAAGAAATAGAACGTTAATGGATGCACAAAACTTTAAGCGTGACGGCAAGTATGGACCTGCTGTAAGAATTCTTATGTGGCGAATCACTAAACAAGATAAGAGTTCAGTAGATGAACTTGTGAATATGGGTATGAAAGATTTAATACCAGTAGAGTTCAAGCAGTATGTAGATTCAGTCTTCAAAGAATTCTGTACTAAACTTGATAGCGATAGATTATTAAAAATTGCTGACTTACTTGAAAAAATGGAATACAAATCTTCAGCATTTCAGTTTGTGAAAGCTGCTGGTAAGATTGATGAGACAGCGCAACAACGTTATGCAATGATGGTATTTGAAGATCCACATAGTAGTGACAGTGAAATCAATGCTATACTAGATGATTTAAAAGAAATGGCAATGAAAAGAAATGTGCCTGCAATGTTAAAGTTAGGTGAGTTTTATGGTAAACTTAATGATAAGAAAAATTCATTTCGTTGGCTGTACGCTGCTCGTGCTGAACATAACCAACAAGCGCAGAGAATGCTAGAAGAATTAAATAAAACACTCTCTAAGGCTGATTTCAATAACTATAAAACGGATGCTGACGCACTGGTTGACCAAATCAAGTTCATTGATGACAACCGAATGCGTTAATTATTTGTTCAGTTTGTTGACTTGATCCCAGAGTGCAGTAATTTGCTTGTCATAGTTTTTCTCTAAGTAGTCCAGTCTCACTTTAAGCGTAACTGCATATGCTGCTATAGCAACTATACCAGCACCTAGAAACCAAAGTTTACCTACAGCATCCGTAAGAGATTCCATTTGACCTCATTTATTCGCTAATGGATTATCTAGTGCTTTCTTCAAGTCTTCGTTAATCTTTCTATCTAATGCTTTCAATTTAGCATCAACTTCTTTATTGTTAGCAGCGATAGCCTTTGTATTTTCTGCAACGATTCGATTCATTTCTTTTGTTGCATTATTTATTGATGTGTCCGCTTGTTTTTGAATGTTTCGTACATCCGTTTTAACTTCTGCAACAGTTTTATCAATATCTCTTTGCTGACTTTTATTGCTTCGTTCAATTTCTTCAACTGTTTTTTCAATTCTTCGTATATCGTTTTTAAGGTCATTTTTAATATCCCTTGTATATTCTGCTGTCTTATCTGATCCTTCTTGTACTGCTTTTTGTGTCTTTGATGCATTCTCTTCAATTAATGCTAGTCGCTTGTCAAACTCACTTAAATCTGGTGCTACATATTCTGCAATCTTCTTTTTCATTCCCATATAATCTTTATAAACTTCAAATGTGCCGTAAAGCCCACCTAGAATTGATGATACTAGCGTGAATGCTACCATCAATTTTGCTGGTGTAAATTCATAACCACCAATTGAAATTACGGTGTCTTTGCTTGCATATTTTTTGACTGCTGCTTCCGCTTCGTCAATTTTAGCATTTACATCTTTGATTTCTTCTCCCATTTCTACCTCGGTAAGTATTGTTGATTGACCATTTCTTGATGTAGTCTATCACTCGCTAACTGTCTCAATGCTCTAGCATTATCTACGGTTCTTTGCCCTCTATAAATCTCTTTTGGAGCATAGAAAGCGGCATCTCTAAGGACCAAACTCGCATACTGATTGAAGCCTGGTGGTTGTGTTGCTATAGATGATATATCAACGTTGCCTGCTGCTTCATTGTTTTGTGTGTTTCGATTGACTGCTGTGGTTTGTATAGGTTCTTTTCTTTCAGATTCAGCCGTTTGTTTATTTTCTATGATTTCATTGATAGGATTTGTTTTATCTGTTGTAAAATTAGATGCCGTCGCTATAGTTTCTACTTGAGTTACTGGTGCAGATATAATTACATCTTGTTTAGGCTGAACTTGAACGTCTATATTTTGAATTACACTCGCAACGGATTCTGTTATTACTGGTGTTATAACAATAGGTGCAATGGATGTAGTCTGAATAGGCTGTTCAATTTGAACAGGTTGTTCTTGTTGAGCAAATACTGGTGCTTGTGGTGGTGCAAGTATTTCCTGTTTCTGTTGTTCAGGTTCTATATTCATAGCATCAAGTTTAGGAAGAACGAATTTTGGTATAACGATTTCTTCTTTACTTTGTTCTGGAGGAACATATAGACTAATTGATGCGGTTATAATAGGTTCAGAAATTATTTGTGCTTGCTGCGGAGGTAACATTTGCTGAACTTCAATTGCTATAACTTTTGGCAATTCAATCTCTACAATTGGTTGAATAGACTCTTCATTTTGTACGGCGATTGCAGGAGGTTTAAATTCTGGAATTTCAATTTTAGGTTCTTCAAATTGTACTGTAACTGGTACATTGGAGACTGTTTCAATTTTAATTTCTTCTTGTTTAGGTGTTTCAGATTGTTGAATTATAACTGGCATAATAATTTGAAATGATAATTCTTGTTGCGCTTGGACTTGTTGAACTTGCACGGGTGGTTGCTGTTGTACTGATATAGAACCAGCAGAAAAATCTTGTGCAACTGCTGCCTGTGTATTTTCAATCTGAACAATTGAATTTGTTATAATTTGTTGATTGGATTGTTGTTGCTGTTGCGATGCAACTGCCACATTTGTAGATGCTTGTGAAGGCAATCTTAATGGTAATGTTTGTATAGCATTACTTGTTACGTTAGCTGGTGTGGCTTGCGATGTGTTAGTTGCTGAAATTGTAACGCCTGCTTCAAATGACATTGAAGCAATATTTGATGCTTCAGTCATACTTGACACTGCAATATTTTGTGCAGTAGTAGTCGCTTGTCTTACCGCTTGATTTTCAAATGTCTGTTGCTGTTGCCTATTTCTTGATATAATGTCTAAAGCATTACTTAGATTAGAACTTTGATTAGTGATTGAAGTTTGTTGTTGTGGTCCTGCATTTCTAAGACTCATTGCAAAGGATTCTGCATTTTCTCTTTGAAGTCTAGAGTTGCTTAAGGCAAAATTTACACTTGATTGTCTATCTGGAGTAATTGTTCGTGAAAAATCACTAGCCAAAGGAACAACTTCATTCATAGTTGTTGTAACGTTCACAGAAGTTTTTGTAGGATCCGCTACTAAATTTATTACAGAAGTTGTTTCTGTGCTTGTTGCTGTCGCAAATGTATTAATTGTGGATGAGACTATCGGGCTCAGACTATTCATATTACTAATAGTTTCATTGAATTTAGGGCATTGTGTGCTGTAAAGAGGATTCACTACGCAAGGATCAGGTTGATAACGCAAACTAAAACTTACATTGGTAACTTCTGGTCCATATGGACCCATCCAGTAATTATTATCAACGCCATAAAATCCATAAAGAATAGTTCCTAAATCACTACCTCTACGCTCTTTAGTAAAATTTCCCGACCATGAAAAGTCAGTCCAATCATGTAAGAAATTTAAACTATATGTCTGTGCTTCAATCCATTGTCCACTTTTACTATACATTTGAACATACGCTTGTAAAGTGTCTAATCTACCATCGTCCCAGCCATTACCATTTTTACTGCGCCAATTATATTGAAAACCTGTGACCATTAGACCTGTACCAGAATTAGGCAACACATCGGCTATTGCTCGTGCTTGATATAATTCTGTTGCACTATAACTAAAATTAATTTGCCCGTCAGGTCTTACATAAGGTGTTCCTGGGCTGCAATTAGGATCACCACCTTTCCAGCAATCAAGACTGTTAACTGGATATCCGTTGGACCAATTATTAGTGTTTAAATTTCCAGTATAGCTAACTTGTGCAAAAACCGCACCAAACAATAGAATAGCACATATAAAAGTGGCTAAGAGAAATCCCTTAGTCCACTTATAGTTATAGTGTTTATGATTAAATTCTTCGGTCATCTGAAGTAACTAGAATGATGTTTAACGGTTTCCTTTTCACTTGTTTCAGCCACTGTGACATAATCATACTTAGGAATTCTATGTGGATTCTTAGCCCACAATTCTCTTGCCTTTTCACCAATCTGACCTTCGTATGGGCATGGTGTACCTGCTGCCATCATTGCTTCCCAAACTCTTCTATCTTGGCACATTGCTGCAACTGCTGCAACTTTCATACCCATATCATAAAGTGTTTTAGAAAGTTTTAGACGTTCGCAGTTTAAATCTCTACCTGTACCACCTAGAGCCATACCAAACATTTGAGTTTGTATTGCTCCAGATTGCCCTGTTGTACAAAGATCCTGACCACCACCGCTCATCATTGCAGGAGCAATCGCAGTTGGTGGTGGCTGAATTACACGCTGAGTTATATTTGTTTCATTGATGTTTCTATTTGTCATGTCACCAGTTTGAATATTCTGATTCACATTGGTGCTATTGTTTGTATTATTATTTGTATTCACGTTATTGCTTGTACTTGCACTTGTATTTTGATTTACGTTAGTGCTTACGCTAGTGCTATTATTTTGATTCACATTGGTGTTAGTGGATGTGCTTGTATTATTATTTGTATTATTGCTAGTTGTATTATTCTGATTATTATTATTGTATGTCATTGTACCAGAATTTATATTGTTGTTTGTATTCGTATTTGTATTGGTGCTTGTACTATTATTGACATTTTCATTTCTCTGTGTGCCAACATTCACATTTAAACTGGTAGATTTGACGGTGCTGTCACTGGTGCTTTGATTTATGTTAGTGTTTGTGCTGACACTGTTGTTCGTGTTTACGTTATTATTTGTTGACGTGTTTGTAGATGTATTCACGTTCGTATTATTATAATTCATAGTACCAGAATTAACATTGTTATTTGTATTCACGTTGGTACTTACACTTCTACTGTCCATTGTGCTGACATTCGTATTCATATTATTATTGGTGCTAGCACTTACACTGTTATTTGTATTAATATTGGTATTGGTACTTGTAGCAGTTGACTGATTCAAGTTTGTGTTTACATTTGTACTATTGTTTACATTCACATTTGTATTGGTACTAGTGGACGCACTTTGATTTATATTTGTGTTTACACTGGTGTTATTATTAGTGTTTACATTATTTGATGTGGACTGATTTACGTTTGTGTTTAAACTGGTGCTACGCATTGTGCTGTCATTGACATTGGTGCTTGTTGACGTTGACTGATTTACGTTTGTGTTCACATTTGTATTATTAGATGTCGATTGGTTTACGTTAGTATTTAAATTTGTATTATTGCTGGTACTGGTATTCACATTATTATTATTTGCAGTGCTTGTCATATTCGACACATTGTTATTATTGAATGTCTGAGTGCCAGAATTAATATTCACATTGGTGTTTGTATTCGTGTTGCTGCTGGTGCTATTACTTACATTATTATTATTAAATGTTTGTGTACCAGAATTCACGTTATAATTTGTATTCGTACTTGTGGTTGAATTATTATTGTTGTATGTCATCTCACCAGAATTGATGTTATTATTTGTATTCACGTTGGTATTATTTGAAGTAGAACTGCTGGTATTAGTATTTTGATTTATATTTGTCATAGTACCAGAATTGACATTGTTATTATTGTATGTCATGGTACCGCTGTTCACGTTGTTATTGTTATATGTGACACTACCAGAATTTATATTTTCATTGATGTTTGTGACTGTACCACTTTGAATGTTATTGTTTGTATTTACATTTGTGGAAGTAGACGTAGAAGTGCTGCTATTTTGGTTAACGTTTGTATTAACCGATGTGCTGTTTACAGTGCTTGTATTTGTATTTGTGCTGGTACTTGTTGAAGTATTATTGGTATTTACTGTGGACGTGCTTGTTGACGTTGAATTGGTATCAACTAATGACTTTGAATCGTAAGTTCCTTGATTGATGAGTGTTTGTGCATTCGCATGGTTCAGAACGAAAATCATAACAAAAAGGGCGGATAGCACCTTTCTGAATGTTTCCATGGTTCTCCTCTTGGGATTTAATTAGATTTACTCTCTTATTTAGCTTTGTTGCATAAAAACAACACACTTGACTTTTACCGGTATTGCTATATAATGGATGTGTAGACTTTGATAAAGGATAAATATGAAATCTAGTACAACTTATGAAGAAAATGGTGTAATGATTACAGTATTGCCTACATACGCACCAAGAAAAGCAGAGAAAACTTTCACTGCAACACGCTATTCTGTATCAAACATGGGTAGAAAGCAAGTCACAATGAAATCAATTGGACTAAAGAGTCGAGGTATCAAGTGAGTGATTCAGCAAAGGCAATTCTTCTAATTATATTTATTGTATTTATAGTAGCACTATTTGGTTCATGGCTGACGCTAACAGCATTAAACGCACTCTTTGGACTAAATATACCTATAACGATTGAGACCATTTTAGCATCAACGTGGTTAACAATGACTCTCAAAGGCATCTTTACACCCAATAATTTTGGTTCAAACAAATGAAAAAATTTATTGCTTGTGTTCTATCAGGACTTTCAATGGCTTCCGCACATGCTAATTTTGAAGAATTAGTTTATGCAAAGGTCGTTTCAATTGAACCTTTAACTCAGACAATTTACCATCGTGTACCACAAACGAGTTGCACGGTGATTGAAACAAATGGAACGCAAACAAGAAATTGTCAAACATATCAAGATAACGCTTACAGTCAGAGAATCACAGGATATCGTGTAAGGTTTGAATTCAAAGGCGGTATACATACCGTTCTTATGAAAAATGATCCTGGTCATCAAGTGACGCTAAAAGCAGTCACACGAATTTATGCTATGGAATAAGACTATGTTTTTTGTATACGGAGCAGAAGGTAGCAAAGCAACCGAACGTGCAGAAAATCTATTGACAATGACAGGATTTCCTTATAGACTATTTGCATTGAATAAAGATTATACGAGGGCACAGTTGGAGCGATTACAACCAGGAACTAATGTAATTCCACACATTTATCATAACACCAAATATGTTGGTACAATTAAAGAACTTTATGACTATCTTTATAACGAAGTGAAAGAACGTGAACATGGAGAATCAGATGGCGACACAGATAGGAAAGAATGAATATTTTTCGTACTATGCAAATGCAACGAACGAAGAACGAAAGCAATTCAAAAACTGGCTAAAGGGTGTGATGCAAACTGAAATTGTCAACTTGACATTTCGGAAGACTGATGGTACACTACGCAATATGAAATGCACATTGTTACCAAAATATCTACCTGAGACTGTTGTGCCGGTAGAAGACAAACCAAAGCGTAAGACATCCGAAGAAGCGTTAGCAGTTTTTGATTTGGAAAAGAATGAGTGGCGTTCCTTTCGGTATGATTCGGTGACAGAAATTAAATTTACATTGAGTGACAAGGACTAAAAATCATGGCCAATCCTGGCGTGGATGTGAAGTACATTGGTGATGAGCCAACGTTTCAAAATTTTACAATGTTGGATGAGTTAGACCAGCGCATTGCAATTTCAAAAGCATTCAATTGGTACTCTTACTTTTATGGTAACACTGAGGCTAAAGAGTTTATTCTGACTTACTCTAAGAGCATCGGTAGAACCAAAGAAGAGTTAGCCTTACTCAAAGCATTGCCAGATTCCGCATTCAATCGCCAAGCAGGATGGATTGCACGAATGATGAATCGTGGGCTTGAACCTACGGATCGTCTTAAGACTTATTTCATTACACATTATAAAACACTCTTAGCATCCACTAAGAAAGTTGTAGCGGTTGATACTACACCAACTGCACCAATTGTGAATGTTCAACAACGCATTGCTGACAAAGCATCGGATCATGCAGGTGAAATTGAAGGCATGTTAGATGACTTCATGTTGGACGGATGTAAAACTCCATTTAGTGTGGATGCATATCTCAAATCCAATAACGTTACAGCAACCGTAGCAAATCGTATTTGTGAAAAGTTTATACCAAAAGCAAAAGAAATTGCTTTAGCATTGACAGATAAAGAGTTGGCTGAAGGTTATTCCAACTTTACCAAAGTAAAACTCAAGCGATATCGTGACATGCTGGATGCAATTGTAGCGGAGTGCAATGCATTCTCTCAGCAAAACAAACCGATCCGCAAACTTCGCAAGAAGAAAGAAAAGTCTCCTGATGTCCTTGTTTCCAAGATGAAATACATGAAAGAACAAGGGCTGCTGAAGAGTATACCACCAGAAAAAGTGATTGGTGCAAATCAATTGTGGGTTTACAATACCAAAACAAAAGTCTTAGCGGTGTATCATTCCGACAACGCTAAGGGCTTCACTGTAAAGGGTAGCACACTCCAGAACTTTGACGAGAAACTTTCAATTGGCAAGCGTCTCCGCAAGCCTGAAAAGACGTTACCAGAAGTCCTTGAGAGTGGTAAAATCAAGTTGCGTAAAATCATGGAAGAATTGACTACCATGCAACTGAACTTGACAGGTCGGATGAATGATGATACCATACTCCTTCGTGTGGAGAAATAAATGATTTTAGTTGATTTAAACCAGGTAATGATTTCCAATCTCATGATGCAGATTGGTAAAAATAATAGCCAAGTAGATGAGAATCTAATTCGGCATATGGTGCTGAACAGTCTACGGATGTACAATGTAAAGTTTCGCCAAGAATATGGTGAAATGATTATTTGTGCTGACGATAAGCAATACTGGCGCAGAGACTTTTTTCCCTACTACAAAGCAGGCCGAAAGAAAAGCCGTGAAGAAAGTCCTCTTGATTGGAATCTAATCTTTGAAACATTGAACAAAGTCCGTGACGAGATCCGTGAAAACTTTCCGTATGTTGTCATACAAATACCTAAAGCAGAAGCGGATGATGTCATTGGATCATTGTGCCATAAATATGGTGTAGAATTAGCATCCGAAGGCACTGAAAAGATTTTGATTTTGTCTAGTGACAAGGACTTTCTGCAACTCCAAAAATATGCAAACGTATATCAATACAGCCCAATGGCGAAGAAGTTTCTTGTTGAGAAAAACCCAGAACGATTTCTCCAAGAACATATCATCCGTGGTGACACGGGTGACGGTGTGCCAAACTTCCTATCTGCTGATTCAACATTCGTTACACAAGCAAGACAAAAGCCTATAACAGAGAAAAAACTAAATACTTTTATTGGCAAAAAGCCAGAGGACTTTTGCGACGAAATTATGCTAAGGAATTATCGCAGGAATGAACAACTGATCGATTTATCCAAAATACCAGATAATATTCAATCAAGAGTTTATGAAGCATATGATTCTACACCAAAACGTGGCAAAGAGAAATTGTTAAACTATTTCATCAAGCATCGTATGAAAATGATGGTGAACCATATACAGGAATTTTAGAATGGATATTTCGAAATGGACAATCCCTGAAATGCTCAAGCATATTTCGGAATTGCCTGCAAAGGATCGAATCAACGCAGTCCAACAAATCTCAAAATTAAAGCCCATACTCCGAGAAGTCTTAGGCTTTACTTATCACAAAAATTATAACTTTACTTTACCATCTGGTGATCCGCCATACAATGCTATGAATGCTCCGGATAACATGGGTCTAAACAGGCTTCACCATGAACTCAGGAAGTTTAAGTATTTTGTGAACAATACCGAGTTGAATACCATCAAGAGAGAAAAAATCTTTATTGAATTGCTGGAGTCTCTTTCAAAAGAAGAGGCTCAAGTTGTTTTGATGATAAAGAACAAAAAACTTACCGGTCCCTACAAGAACGTGACGAGGAAACTTGTAGAGGAAGCATTGCCAGACCTTTTTTCAGGAGAAGCGTAGTTCCAAATGTCTAAGACAATTTCCAAAACCAACAACAAGTACAAGAAATTCCGAGATTTCTACGAAGAGGAGGAGACTCCAAAGCGATCCAAAGCACGATTCCAGCAGGAATCCAGAAAGCAAAAGGACAGACTGAGACATGAGTTAAACAAGGGCAATTTCAGCGTGGTAGAAGACCTGGAAGAGTAGGGACGCTGTTGTTTTTTCACAACAACCTGTTGTTTTTATGACACACGGTTGACTTTTCCTGTGGTGAGTGTATAATTAAACCATGATGAATGAAAAAGGAAAAGTGATGAACAAAGTTGACTTCGTAGCAGTTGAGGATGGCATGATTGAGTTTTATGCTGGTGTTGGTAACCTGGTTGTCAAATCGGCTGATCCAGTCGTTTTAGCCAATGCAGTGATTGCTGCTGGTGGTTTCACCGATACGCTGATGTCCTCTTCGTCGGTAGACTTTGCTGACGAGTACGGCTTTGAAAGCGTGGATGCTTTTTATGTAATCTTTGATGAAGTTTGCGATTTGGTTCATGCTGCTGTATCCTGTGATGCATACCTTGTTGGAGCCTAATATGATTGCTGGTTTAGACAAATACCTTGACTACATCCGTGCTGACTACACGAGTTGGCAGCAACGATGCACCGTTAACGATCCCATCACTCTTGCGATCCGTAAGGAAATGGCTGAAGACTTTTGCGCCAACATTTCTTTTGAGGTCGGCAGAAACTACATCAAAGTTTGCACTGGTCGCAAAGGTCAAGGTCGCTCGGTCCACTCTTTTGTGTGCCTTCGTGACATGGGCAAATTCACAAAAGGTGACATTCTCAAAGCAGCAGGATGGAGTGCACCCGCTAAAAACTTTGCCCGTGGTAATGTAATGGCTGGCAATTTTGGTACCATTTCTTGGACTGGAGCGTAATCATGTTGTATTTAAAATTAGCACAAGATTATTGTTTTGCTCACGATGATGATTTGGTATTCTCCAATCTTTACACTGGCTTTAGAGAATTCAATGGTGTTTACGACAGTGTATGGAAAACTTTAGCATATCTCTACGGTGTAGATGTCGCTAACAAGTTGGAAGCAGAATCCGGTTTTTAAAGGAGTTTATGATGACTGACCGTGAAGTTTTTTCTGGTATGATGATGATTTTTTGTTTGACGATTACCCTATTGGTGACTGGTGTCATTTAATGCCCAACTACCGGCATTTCTGCAAGGAATGGGACTTCCTTGAAATAGACCAAGACGATCCAGAATATGAAGCATGTGTATGTAACATTGACTCGGATGGTCGTGGTCCTCAATTTCATCCAGGTGATAGAGTCTATGTAGGACCTAATGGCATGGAAGCAACCATAATTAAGCAACAATTATCCTATGACGGACCCGAATCTTTTTGGGGCAACGTGGAATTATTATATGATGACGGTATTAAAGGAGTGAGCAATTCATGGCAAGTGAAGAAAATTTCTTAGACGATGACGGTTATTCTACTGAAGCAGCACTTGACAAAATTGCCAATTGGCACTACAATGATGATACTGGCTGGTTTGAGTTTATAAAAGAACTTTGGCATCTGAAAGAATATGGTTGGGAAGAAAAGACTGTACCTCATCCATGGAAAGAAAATACCACTGTTTATCAATATCATATCAGTACCGCTGGCTGGTCTGGTAATGAAGATATTATAAGAGCAATGACAAAAAATCATGTGCTCTGGAGTATTTGTTGGGTGCAATCTCGGCGTGGTGGTCATTATATTTTTGAAAAATGGAAAAATGGAGTGGTGGAAAATGAAGACTAAACCAGAAATTATTACTGCAATGTGCTTTAACTTTAGACATGATTATGGACTTCCTAAAGAAACCGTTAGAGTTAATGGTCAAGATGTTCCTATAGGATCTACTGGCATGACAGAAGATGAGCAAGACAATCTATACAGAAGAATGCTGCAAATTTATAATAATGCTATAGAACCTTATATGGTACTGAAAGGTGAAACCAATACAGTAAACGTAGAAGAACGAGAGAAGTTTCAATTTCAAATTCAATTTCTTGAAGAACGATTAGCACATTCCGATGAACAATTAATTAAAGCAATGAACATGCTTAGTACCCTTGTGAGTAAATTAAAGTAGGATAAAAGAATGGTTATACCGAAACTGGTTCGTGACGGCAAAGTTGCAGTCCTCGTTTCACATGGCTTTGGTGCAGGTTGGTTCTCATGGCACTATGATGAACGATTGTTATTTGAACCAAAGATTGTGGAGATGCTGGAGAATGATGCGGATCCTCATGAGATTGAACGATACTGTGAAGTGACATACGGTGATGACAATTACTATGGTGGTATTGACGGATTAACGATTCATTGGGTGCCTGTAGGAAATCAATTTAAGATTGATGAATATGACGGTGCAGAAACTTTAATTATTTCTCACGAAGTGCATTGGATTACAGCATAAGTGTTATAAATAAAATACTATGAACAAACTATTCAACAAACCCACAGGCATTTTAATTTATCCAGCTGATTGCACGGCTGAGAATTGCTCACGTACATTTTTCTGGACAGGAGCAATTATGAGGGGTTGACAAAAGAAACAAATTGTCGTAAAATCAACCCCTAGCCTCAAAACTAGGGGTTTTGTTTTCTGTAGTAAAAAAACAACGATGTTGACAAGCAGTACAAAGTAGCGTAGAATAGATTCTGTTGTGAGATTCAAATACGTTTGGATCGTGAAATAAAGAGTTCCTTAAAAATCAGTATACCAGATTCCCGGATTAGCTCAGTGGTAGAGCAGCGTCTTGATAAGGCGAAGGCGGATGGATCGTTACCATCATCCGGGACCATATTGAAGTGCATTGCCGAACAGACAAATGGTGATGAACCGATGAGTAGTGCATTTCAATATGGTGAGTAGGAAGTAACCGTGAGCCGATTTGGTGAGGTTGCAGACTAAAGATCAACTTCGACCGCGTAGATAGTCCGGACTATCGTTTGAAACGGAAGATGAATCCATCCCCTGCCCTACTGATCATAAGTCCGAAGTGAAATGAAGGTCAAAGTTTTTCGAGACTCAATTGGCAGTGATTTTCATTTTCGGACACCATATTAAAGCACATTAGACTGAGCCGAAAGCAAGAAAGATAATTTCACTTGGTTAAAACGGTTGACTCTGAAACTAGTGTGTTTCAATATGGTAGCAATACCAAAACACGTGGCCATCAGCGTGTATAAAGGCGGCGAGTCTTAAACGAAGTCGGTGGCGGGATAGGTAGAACAGTTACTCCGAAAGTGTAACGCCGGATTTTGTAACCGGCAACCATATTGAAGCACATTTTATCAGGGCAGTATTGTTCAGCGGTTTAGAGCCGTAAGTGTGTTTCAATATGGTTCCATAGTATATCGGCGAGTATAGCGCCCTGTCACGGCGCAGGAACGGGTTCGAATCCCGTTGGGACCGCCAAGTCAATGGTGATTGTAGCACAATGGCAGTGCCACGGATTGTGATTCCGTAAAGTGTGAGTTCGAATCTCATCAATCACCCCAAAGTTTTGCCTTCGTCGGTTAGTGGTAAACCAACGGTTTTGTAATCCGTGACTGTCTGTTCGATTCAGACCGAAGGCACCAAAATTATACACCGTTCGTCTAGCGGTCTAGGACATTGCCCTTTCAAGGCAAAGATCACGGGTTCAAATCCCGTACGGTGTGCCAGATTATTCCGTCATTAGTTCAGCAGAATAGAACACTTGACTACGGATCAAGAGGTCGGAGGTTTGAATCCTTCATGACGGGCCAGAATTGCCGCTTTAGCTGATGTGGTCATAGCAGGCGCCTGAAGAGCGTCGGAACGTGGTTCGATTCCACGAGGCGGCACCAATGCGGGTATAACTTAGTGGTAAAGTAACTGGCTTTTAACCAGTAAACCAGAGTTCGATTCTCTGTGCCCGTACCAGATTATTCCGAAATAGCTCAGTCGGTAGAGCGACGGACTGTTAATCCGTAGGTCCCTGGTTCGAACCCAGGTTTCGGAGCCAATTCATTGGGTGCTGTTCCACTCGGGTGACTGTAAATCACTTGCCTTAATATGAGTGGTGGTGGCAGTTAGGTTCGATTCCTTCAGTACCCACCAATATCTCGGTGTAGTTCCAATTGGCAGAACGGTGGTCTCCAAAACCATATGTTGGCGGTTCGAATCCGTCCACCGAGGCCATATATTTTCAATCTTGCGCCGAAAGCGTAATACAATTAATGGAATATCAAAATGAGTAATTTTATTTTTATTCAGAATGATGTTGATGTATCAAAAATTCTTCAACAGGTTCTAAACAATCCAAACGATTGGAATGCAATTAAAAATTATCCAAATGTAGGTGGTGAAACGAATCCTTATGGTTTCATGCCTTTAGTTATGGCAGTTGTTGCCAATCCTGAAGATAATCCTAAGAATTCGGAGAGACAGAAAAACACTCCACTACATGACAAATATACTGAGATACATAAATTTCTAAGAAGTTATAAAATTAAGAAAACTTCTAGGGCTGCATTCTTTAGATTGTATGTAGGCGATAGTGTAGGAGAACATATTGATGATGGTTCTTATTACCTTACTAGAGATAGATATCATTTATGCATTCAAGGAAGTTATTTATATAGTGTCGGCGGTGAAGTGAAACAAATTGAACCAGGTATGTTCTTTTGGTTTGATAATAAAAAATCACATTGGGCTTATAGTAACGGTAAAAAAGACAGGCTCACTTTTGTTTTTGATTTGCCTCATTCACCAAATAATCCGCAGCATAGAATCCCCGGCCCTACGCCGGTTAGCGAGTAGGCGCAATAAGACTAGCGTTAGAAGTCTTAGGTTTCTTTTTCTCCTCCCTCCGGGCCATTCATCCGGTAGGGTAAAACAAAAGATACGACCGTGTCATCGGATAAACAAGACACTGGACAGGGCAACAACTCAAATCGGGGCTTCTGGGAAGAAGTAGCCGACCTAATTTACGGGGGGTTAGTGATAACGGTAGCACAGGGGCTTTGCAAGTCTTTAGTAGGAGTTCGATTCTCCTATCCTCCACCAAATCATGTGTCGGTGGCAGAGTGGTCCAATGCAACGGTCTGCAAAACCGTAAAGTCGCCAGTTCGAATCTGGCCCGGCACTCCAGAAAATCAATATCTCGGATTGGTGAAATGGTATCATTCGTGCTTTGGGAGCATGAGGCGCAAGTTCGATTCTTGCATCCGAGACCAAATATTGCGGTGAGTCAGGTGAGAAGAGTGTCTCATAAGCATTTCTTAGGTGGTTCGAATCCACCCGCCGCAACCAGAAATGCGGGTATGGTGTTTAACGGTTAGCATGTCAGTCTTCCAAACTGAAGGTCCGAGTTCAAATCTCGATGCCCGCTCCAATAGTAAGCCTTGTTAGTTTAATGGTAAAACGCTGCCCTTACAAGACAGATAGCGGTGGTTCGATTCCATCACAAGGCACCAGAAGGAACATATCACCGTGGTCTAATGGATAAGGCAACGCTCTTCTAAAGCGTCCGATGGGGGTTCGAATCCCTCCGGTGGTGCCACAATTAATTTAACAAGGAGATTATCATGGCCGCAACATGGCTCATATCAGACACGCATTTCGGTCATGATAAAACATGTACCGTTTTTAAACGTGATGACGGTTCACCTCTTAGACCATTCAAAGATGCTGAAGAAATGGACGAAGAAATGGTCAAGCGTTGGAACGAACGAGTAAGTAAGAACGACAAAGTATATCATTTGGGCGATGTTGTCATTGCAAGAAAGTCGTTATCAATATTACACCGTCTAAATGGTGACAAAGTTCTTATCAAAGGTAACCATGATATCTTTAAACTGAATGATTACACAAACCACTTTAGAGATATTCGTGGATACCATGTAATGGCTGGGCTTATATTCAGTCATGTGCCTGTTCATGCTGATAGCATTGAAAGATTTGGATGTAATGTTCACGGGCATCTACACCATAGAAGAGTTTTGATTAATGGTAAAATTGATCCAAGATACTTCAATGTCAGTGTAGAATGCATAGACTTTGCACCAATTCTTTTAGAGGATCTTAGAACAAAAATCCTTGAGCAAGGTGGTGATGTTGTAATGAAAAAGTCCAGGCATGATGTTGACTGATGGGGATTAGCCAAGATGGTAAGGCATCGGATTTTGATTCCGACATGCACAGGTTCGAATCCTGTATCCCCTACCAACTATCAATTCAATAGAAATAATTCATGAAAAATGTAGCACTTATAGTTATACATAATGTTACGATTAACTATTTACGGAGGACGAAATGTCTCTAACGTTGAAAAATTTGGAGAGCGCATTAGCAGGTGAATCAATGGCTCACATTAAGTATAGGTATTTTGCTAAGATTGCACGAGATGAAGGCTTTGAAGATGTAGCAAAGCATTTTGAACATACAGCGGATCAAGAAATCAAACATGCGTGGGGTCATCTTGAATTGATTCTAGGCAAGATTGATACACGACAAGCATTAGAAAAAGCAATAGAAGGTGAGACTTACGAATTTACCACAATGTATCCAGGATTTGTAGCAGATGCAATTAAAGAATCTGAAGACTTTGCAGTTCATGAATTCCGCAATAACATTGCAGAGAGTGCTGAACATGCACAAGAGTTTAAGGATCGGTTAGCATTAGCAGAGAAACGATTTGCTGCGCTACAAAAAGTAGAACAGAAACATGCTGCTGCATATAAACAAGTTCTGGAGAATCTATAATGGAAAAAGAAAAAGATTACGTATGTATTGTTTGTGGTCATCGTCTTGCTGAATCAGACTACCTTTCTCTACCAGAAGAAGTTGGTTGCCCAGAATGTGGTGTTTCAAAGCATGATTACTACTTAGAAGATTTTGGAGATTGATATATACTGGAAGAGTTAGCCGAGTTTGGTCTAGCGGCAGCAGTCTTGAAAACTGAAGGCTCAGAAATGGGTGTGTGAGTTCGAATCTCACCTCTTCCGCCAACATCACTAAGGAGATATCATGGCACCAAGAAAACGAGTAGAAAAACCTAAACCTCTAAAAGAGTATCCTACAAAAACTACAACAACGGTTGTAGATAAATTAAAGCATCCTGATGGCACCATTGAGGGTGAGTATAGTAGAAGTGTCTATGTCAATAATGAATTGGTCAGTTTTGATATCGATTGGGATAAATTAAAAGACTACATGAAGAAGGTTGGCTGAGTGGTCGAAAGCAGCGGTTTGCTAAACCGTAGGCTGGCGAAAGCTGGCCCATGGGTTCGAATCCCATACCTTCTGCCAGAAATGCGGGTATGATGTAATGGTAACCTACAACTTTGCCAAAGTTGATTTGCGAGTTCGATTCTCGCTACCCGCTCCATATAAAAAGGAGTAAATCGTGAAACTGAATTTGGCTGAAGTAACATCGTTCATCGAAAGTCAAAGCCCTGAAACTAAAATTTACATTGGCTGTGACTCTGAACGTTACAAAAAAGATAACATCTGGTATGCTGATTTTACTCTTGCAATTGTAGTCCACATTGATGGTAAACATGGTTGCAGAATCTTTGGTGAAGTTCAGACGGAACGTGATTACGACCAGAAAGCATCTAAGCCAACTTATCGGTTGATGACGGAAGTCTACAAAATTTCGGAGTTGTATCTTAAACTGGCTGACGTACTGGTGGACCGAGATGTAGAAGTGCACCTGGACATCAATCCTAACGAGGAGCACAATAGCAGCGTGGTGCTGTCACAAGCGATTGGATACATCAAGGGCACTTGTAACGTGATTCCTTTAGTCAAACCACAAGCATTTGCAGCGTCTTACTGTGCAGACAGGCTCAAAGAAATCATGGCCAATCGGCGAGTTGCATAAAAACAACAGTTCAAAGGAGGCTTGACAGCCTCCTTTTTTTATGAGACAATGTTTCTTATGAAAGATAATTACACAGCCATTTTCAATGGTGTTGAATATGATACTCGATTATATGAGGTCATTGGTACTTTAGATGGTCCAAGATTGCATATGATTAGACCGAAATGTCATAATGTTAATTGCGAAAATCCAGCCGACAATGCTGGTAATGGAAGATGGCATAAGTATTGTTCACTTCATCATAGAATGAAGTACAATATGAAGAATGGTAAGTGGATAAATCATAGAAAGAATTTTTGTGAGAACGTCGATGGTAGATTAGGATTTACTTGTACAAGCACAATTCTAATTTCCGAACAATTAGAGGTTGATCATAAGGACGGTAATAAAGCAAATAATATACCTGAAAATCTTCAGACGCTATGTGCTTGTTGTCATAGAGTTAAAACTTATAACGATAGAAAGAATTATAATTTACGATTTAAATCCAATGATAGTTACCAAGACTTTGAATCTAAACTAATTTAATAAGGATTACATTATGCCCAATTGGTGTTACAATAATATCACTCTTCGTGGACCTCAATCCGAGATTGACCGAATTGAAAAATTCCTTAACGAACGAAAAGGTGAAAATTGGTTTGATTTCTTCCGAACCATGCCTGATGAGATCCGTGAACAAAAAGATGGGTGGTATGCATGGAATCTTGAGAACTATGGCTGCAAGTGGAATTGTGATGCAGTTGATTGGTATGTGAATGCGGGTGAAATCAATTTTACTTTTGATTCACCGTGGGCACCACCGATTGCATTGTATGAATATATTTCTTCCGAGACAGACTTTGAAGTTGAAGCACACTATTATGAAGAAGGTATGCAGTTTGTTGGTCGGTTTGCTGATGATTATGATGACTATTACGAGTTTCAAACATTAGAAGATTTGGATGAAATACCTGATGACATTGTAACTCATTGGGGTATCCGTGAAATGTTGGAAGATAGAGAATCGGAAGAAGACGAAGATTGGGATGCAGAGGAAGAACTTCAAAAAATTGTGGATGAAACAAATGAAAGCGAGAAAAAGAAATCTAGTGGCTAAGGATCTACGGACACCGAAGTATCGGATGCGAGTAGTTGTCAGCAAGAAAAGAAAACAACCTAAACACAAGGAACGGTATGATTTATCTTGAGAACATGGGTCCACGCCAAAGCATTGCTTCAGAGTTGTTGGATACCATTCGCTTTGGTGATTTGGATCGCATTCGTGGTGCAGGTAGTTATGCTAAGAAAAGTCTTGACAATGGTGACGCATATGTGATACCATTTGGAAAGTCTAAAGAATTCTATGGTGCAGTCCTAGTTCATACGCCTAAGAGCATTGAGATTAAATACATCCAAAACAAAAAAAGACGGAGTGTTAAATTCAAACGCTTATACGAAGTTAAACAATTTTTCTGTAAAGAGTTAGTTCATGGATTTTAAATGAGTAAAAAGGAAAAAATATGTGTCATAGTGATTATGAGCGTTGGAAAAATCATCCAGAATTGTATCGTACTTTAAGCGAAAGAAGAGAAGAAATTCTAGAATCCGCTAAGAAAAAATACATGGGCCATTATTATGGTAATCCACCTAAACCTACTAAAGAAGAACTTCAGGAGAAACTAGAACGAAACCTAAAAAAACTTAAGCGACATAAAGAACTGAGGGCGCCCTCAGTCCTCATAGAGGCGAATGAAGAAGAGGTTAAGGAAATATATTTTCAGATTCAAAATAAAGAATATGGATCAATGAGTGATCCGGTGTATAAAAAATACAGAAAGTCTTATTATGAAAAAGATAATGCATGGGAAAACTCAGATGAACTAGATAAATTGCTTGAAGAAATAGAACAATATGATGAACTTGAGTGGGAAAAAGTAGAAAATGGAATTTAAGTGGAAAGAAACGCCTCAAATGAATTATTTGTACCGAGAATCAGATGGTAGAATTCTCGGTGCAGTATGGCATACTGCATTATCTACAGCTTTTTATTCGGCTAAGATATATACCGAAACATTTCCATTTACTAATGAATGTGAGAAGTATCTTGGATATTTCATTAATGAAGGTGCTGCTAAGAGATCAGTAGAAGCATATTGGATGAAACAAGCAAACACTCTTGAATATGATGGGATTGTACCTGAATGAAAAAGAAAAGGTTACTCAAAGCAGACACAATCAATCCTGAAATCAAACAACGGATCAAGCAACTTCGGTCCGTGATGTTGATTCATTCTTGTTTGTATTACGAATTGAATGATAGCGTCATGTCGGATCATGAATGGCAACAATTCGCAGATGAGTTAACCGAATTGCAAACCAAATATCCTGATGAATGTACTATGAATTTTTACGACCAGTGGTTTGAGAATTGGGATGGCAGTACAGGATATCATTTGCCACTCCGTGATCCTTGGGTGTACAGTAAAGCACAATACATAAGTAAATTGTATAAAGGAATGTAACATGCTTTGGGCGATTATAAACTTTTTTGCAGCATGGTATTTTTGGACAGTATCTAAAGCAGCGTTTGATGCGAAAGAAAATTTTTCTGGTTGGTCATGTATTTTCATTAGCGCATTAAACTTTGCTTCAGCAATGAGCACTATTACACCACCTTTAAAGTGAGAAATGATTATGAGAAATGAAGTGAGAGAATGGCTACAAAATCGTGTACAAAGTTTACGTGAAGGTAAGCAGACGATGGATCAAATTGAAATAGATTATTACGACCATTTCTTTGAAGTGCATTCAGATATTCTTGAGACACTTTGGATTCAAGTTATGGAGGGTGAATTTGCACGGTGAGTCTGATTGTAGGGAGCGAAAATAATGCTGACTTTAGATCCTCTACATACATACTGGGATGTAATTGAATTTAAATTTATTGTATTGTTTGTAACTGTAGTTGCAGCAGTTTGGGTTGGTAATTGGCTTTACGATAAAACGAAAAGGTAAATCATGGCTTACATTATGCGGAATGGTGATATTGTACCTGTAGCAATACCTGTGGGTAAGAGAATCAAAATTGGATCAATGTACAATCCACCTAGAGAAAACTATGTTGCGAACGACCAACTCTGGATACAAGACATCTTTACATTCAACCAGATTCCTTGGTATGCTATTAAAAATAGAACGCTCAAATATTTTATCTACTTTGTATTTTGGGCGAGTGTAACTTATTCAATGGCAATGCTTGCGAGGTTCTATGGCTAAAGAAATCGGCAAAAGATATTGGATAGATCCACCTGAAGGATGGAGATACGGCTTTCCTAAAATCTATCATAACGATGGAAAAAAGAATGTGTATGAGTGGTTAGTTGAGAATGGATATCCACAAGAGAAGATAGATTATCTTGGTAGATTATTTTTTACACGGTCATGGGAAGCTGAAGATGATGAAGAATAAGGACCCAGAATTACAGTTAGCATTTGATGATACAATGGACTATTTGGATCGTGCATTGCTTCAGCATCATCCGTATGCTTTAGCAGCAGTCATGGTGAACTTAGGCTTTTCGTTATATAAAAGTTCATTGAG